CGACCAGTAGCGTCAAACGCTACATCACGACAACGATACTTTTCCATGCCAGTCTTTGCACCATGAACGTGTCCATAGAAATGCACTGCACCACGATGCATTTGGTCCCATTCTAAGATAGGATAGTGCAACATAATCACAGTTGTGCCATCATGATTGTAACGCAAGTATTGGTGAACTTCCTTAAACTCTCTACGGAAACTAGGGTCGTTCAACAGTTTCCGATCATGGTTACCCTCGATTAGAATCTTAGTGCCGTTCAATCTACGCAAAATTGCTACTGCATCTTTGGCTGGCAAGAACGCAAAGTCACCCAGAATGAATGTTTCATCTTCTGGAGCAACATCACGGTTCCATTCACTAATCATTTGCTCACGCATGTGAGCCACATCAATGAAGCCTGCCCGTGTTACCGGACAAAACTTCATGATGTTTGCGTGACCAAAATGCAGGTCACTTGTAATCCACTTTTTCATTTCTTTTTACCAATCTTTGATACAACATCAGCCTTACTTTGTTGCAGTTGTGCACGGAATCTACGGTAGACTCGCAGTGCGGCAACTGCCATAGGGTCTTCTGGTCGTGCTTCCAACTCCGCAATACGGGCATCTAATTCAGCTTCTTTAGCACGATGACGTTCAACATCGGCTTTGAGACCTTTAGCTTCTTGCCAAAAGAATTTCAACATATCGTGCTCCTTTCAATTAAACTCGTTCCTTCTTTATTCGTCCGATACGTGCAGACTTGTCCCAGTCGTACTTTACTCCGTCTGGACACTTGCCGTCTACTACGCTATCAACACCGAATATGCCACATACTTCAAAGTCTGGACCACTGATAGTCACAAACTCATTTAATGACTTAGCATGAGCCATGGCTTCAACTAAGTCTACAAATTCTAATTCTTTTACTTTAAACATCAATATTCCTAAAAGTTCGCCAATCATCAATGTTCGGCTTTTCATCTTCATCATATGTCCAACCCAGTGCCTTCATCATACGATGCTTGACCAATAAGTTTGGACTGCGAAATCTACCAGTGTCATCAAAACCCATCATGACACCAACCTCACACACTGCGCCACTGCGACAGATACCAGCATAGCAATGAACGACAACGTTCATTCTATTGTCCTTGGCATGCTGTAGTAGTCTAACCAACTCGTTTGCTTGCTCTTGACTGCAACGCATTGCCTCATCCAATGCAAAATCATTCTTTTCAATATCTAAGAATTCAAAATTATGAATCTCTTTGAACTTGTGGGCAGGAACGGGTCTCCAACTTGCCGGGTCAACAATGCTAATCAGCATACTATTCTCGCCGGCTTCGTGATGAAACCTAGTTGGTATATCAGCGGCTGCTACGTTTTCAATCCACATTTCTTATCTCCTAATATAGTATTGTACTACATTTTGGATTTAATGTCAACGTATTCCGATTAACATAAATCTGTTGTATGTAATACTTGGGTATTCAAATTTTTTAGTGCCAATGTATAAGTTTTTTGTTAACTGATATCTATTCAGAAACGAACCTATATTTGGACTTGGTTGTTTAATAAACCACGGGTCGGATGCATCTACTACATCACTTGTCTGTAGACACACTAGTGTACCTTTATTGATGTTATTAAACCAATTAGTACTGTCCATATGTTCCAAGCTACAGTTTATTATCACTTGCGGACCTTGCAAGTCATAGTTAGAAACGTCACCTACTATGTTAGATAGCTTCTTCTCTATGATCCAAGGCTCACATATCTTATCAGCCATATTTACTGCGTCAGGATCAATATCTATACCAACGATGTTATCGTACAGTTTTCTATTGCGTGACAACATCAAAGATCCTAGTAAATTGTACCAGCTACCTAATATAAACACATTGGCTTGCTCAGGTAGATGCGGTTCTAATTGTTCGCACAACCAAATCTTGCTCAGTAGTTGACCATGCGAGAATGCTGATAAATCTATATTCATGTGCTATTTATTACGTGTTCTTGGCTAGATATAGGAATGACCGGTCACTCTCACCACAAGAGCCCCGGTCTAAGTTGTTACACTGTCCACGTTCTTTTCTATTTAGACGGGATAGCGTCCCCGCCGTTGTGATTTCTCAAGTCGCTCTTAAATAGAGCCTTGCAGTAGATCCAATGCACTGTGCTAGTATCGTATCTAGCAATTACGCACTTCCTTAACGTAGAAGTGTAGCCGGGTTTTAGAGAACAGATGCGTACTTTCGCAGAGGCATCTGCCGTGTTACTCTATTTATGAAAGATCGTAACGATCCTTCATTACTGTCTTCAACATGATAGCTTCTGGTGTGAAGTCTTCCAAGTCACCTGACAGTACAGATGTTGCTACAGCTGGGCTGAAGCCTGATACAAGAGCGGTACCGCTCTTGTCGAACTTGACAGGGGTGTTGCCGTATGCGGCGTTCAAGTTCCAGAACACTACCTTAGGCAGTGTGTAGCCAGCTTCAGTGAACTTGCGTTCCATCATCTTGATTGCTGATTCATCCTTGCCATCAACAGCTCCGTCGAACTGCATGTCAGAGAAGATAACAAGAGTTTCAGGCATTTCTGCTTGTGGAACCTTGTTAGCAACTGCGGTCTTGAGGATTAAGTCAAAAGCCGCATTCAAGTTGGTGTTAGCAACTTCGCCGGTGTTCATTTGGTCAATCTTTTGATTGATGTTACCCTTCAAGTTGACCAACTTAGGAGTGCGACTGAATGTTAGGAAACAATCAGCGAACTTACCCTTGTTCTTGTCAGCAAAGTACAAGCCAAGAGACAGTGCAATATCTAGACAGGTCAAGCCTGACTTAGAATTGTAACCACCTGCTGAACATGTCATTGAACCTGACGAGTCAACCATTGGCAACACATTAGCGTCACCAACGTAGTTAGGCAATGCGTCCCATTGCGCTTGCAATGCGTCCAATTCTGTCTTAGACATACTTGAACGAGAGTACTTGTTGATAGCACCCTTCAACACATCGTAGGGGAACACTGCGCCTGCGTTAATCTTAACGCCTGCTTCACCCTTAATCAACTTAGTTACGTATTCAGCGTAAGTTGTGCCATTACGGCCAAACGCCTTCTTGTAACGTGCATGTGCCACTGAAGGAACATGATTGTAGTTGATGTTATCCCAGTCCTTAGCACACATTTGTGTTTCCACAACAGTAGTCAAAGTTACCAATGACTTACGGTATTGCTTAGGAGTCATTCCGAAGAATTCACGGATTTCACGTGCGACTTCACCCTTACGAGGAGTCCACTTTGCCGCAAGACCATTACGTGCGCGGAGCGCATCGCCAAGCATAGCGTATGCCTTAGCCTTTACAGGCTGAGTCTTAAACACTAGCAAGTCATCGTAACGACCAATTTCTGGGACCTTTGCCATCAAACGCATAGCGTCTTCTGGCGCATTCTTTTCTAGATAGACAAGAATGTCACGGAACACTTGACGTTCACCGGAACCACCACGGGCATCACGTGCCCACTGTGCAATTCGCAGTGCGAGGTCAATGTTTTCAGCGTATGCCGCAACGAATGCGGGTACGATGTTCTTACCACGGCTTGCGCCGATATTGTAAAACAAGTCTACACATGCGTTAGCACTTGACTTGCGAGCCAGCATACCGTTAGTGGTACGGACTTCTTGATTCTTAATTGCTTCTGCGAATTGCATTATAGTTCCTTTCTATGTGATTTGCAACAGGATGCGCTTTTTTACTATTATGAAAAGTATTAAAGTTGCTGAATGCATCCTAAAATTAATTATACTACAGTTTTGTTTATTTGTCAACTGTAGTAAGTGTAAAACAGGATCGTTGTTGACTGCTTTTTGAATAGGGCCATCACTCCTATTTCGTTAGTCTTGCTTCAATAGATACCTTCAACGATTCGCAGTTTTACGTGCTTCACTCCAGTAGTCTACCACAGTGTCTAACAGTCCATATAAAATGTATATGTTGCTGAGCCGATCCTAAAAATTCTTTAACGGGATGTCCGGAGAACGTAATTTTATTTTCTGGTTCTACTGTAAACTCCTAGAACCCTATCAACATTCATGTTGCCTATCTAGTAATTGTGTCTGCTACTAGCAACATAGACTGTCTTTCCAATCTGTCGTCTATTCCATCAGCGTCTATTTCTAGAACAGTATTTCTACTGTGTCCTACGACCACTTTCTATAGCAATAGCTTTAGTTTTTTAGTATGCTGAAATCATCCCTGATTTATTAGCTTCAATACATGTATTGTATAACAAAATTGCGTTATCGTCAATACATTTTGGGTAACATCTTGGCGGAAGCGGTGAGATTCGAACTCACGGGACGCTTTCACGTCCGGCGGTTTTCAAGACCGCTGCCATAGACCACTCGGCCACGCTTCCGTCATAAATATACTTATGAACACATATGATGCCATTACAAAAACCGGTTTACTGATTCACTTATCTATGAGTGAGAGTAACACTGGTTATATTCTAGTACATGATTTAGTTGATTTGAAATTAACAATCAAATTCTTCACTGATGTTGAATCGGCATTATCGTTTATTCATTCATTATGAGTTCAGAAAACAACTTTATGATTCTATACAATGCATCTCGTAATCTACCACCATACCAGCCAACTGCCACGTGGTGTGCTAATGCAGTATACAAGAATGATGAATCTCTGTTACGAAAAGAATCAATAAAATTTGTCCCTGATAATTTTCTCAAAACTAAGCGAGAATTTATCAAAGACAAATTATAATTGGCATCCCCCTAGGGACTCGAACCCCAACGAACGGTTTTGGAGACCGCTATGCTGCCATTACATCAGAGAGATATATTAATGTTTCTTACCGATTCGTTTTAGGTATTCTCTACCTACTAGTCCTGCTTCAACCTCTTGAAGTGCTGTAACAGTCGGGCCTGCTTTAGTAACTAGTTTTGGTTTGTGTCCTCTTTGCAATTCTCTTACTCTAGCTGCCGCAATTAAAACTAAATCAAATCGGTTTCCCACTTGATTCACTGCTTCTTCACTAGTATAACGTATTCTGCTTTCTGACATTTTTCACTTTCGGTTGTTATTAATCTTGGAGCGGGTACCGAGAATCGAACTCGGGCTCTAACCTTGGCAAGGTCACAGGCTACCATTACATCATACCCGCACATTTGGTACATCGTGACAGGATCGAACTGCCGACCTTCTCCGTG